TCCTGTTATAATATATACATACTGAAACATTAGGAGCAGAGATGGCACACGCAGATCCGATTATTGATAAAATTATTGTAGCACGAGTAGGCTTGCTACTTCGTCATCCGTTTTTTGGCAACCTTGCTACACGAATGGGAATTAAAGAAGCAGATGACTGGCTTCCTACTGCCGCAACAGACGGGCGTAACATTTATTTTAATCGCGAATTCTTTACACCACTTACTGTTAAACAAGTAGAATTTGTTATTGCTCACGAAATATTGCATGCCGTTTTTGATCACATGAGCAGACGTGAAGGTCGCGATCCAAAAGTTTTTAACATTGCCTGCGACTATGCTGTAAACGGACAAATTGTTCGAGACCGTATCGGCGATTATAATCTGCCCGATATTAAAATCTTCCATGATCCTAAATACTACGGCTGGAGTGCTGAACAAGTATACGACGAAATTTACGAAAAATACGACGAAGAGCAACTAGCCGCTTTAGGTCAAATGTTAGATGAACATTTGGATCCAGAAAATGGTGGCGGTAATGGTCAGCCTAAATATACCAAAGAACAGTTAAAAGAAATCCGTGACGAGATGCGCGAAGCAGTAATGCAAGCCGCGCAAGCTGCAGGTGCCGGTAATGTTCCAGCAAGCATCGCACGTATGATTAAGGAATTGACTGAACCTAAAATGAACTGGCGTGAAATGTTGCGTCAGCAAATTCAAAGTACAATCAAGAACGATTATAGTTTTATGCGTCCGAATCGTAAAGGCTGGCACATGAGCGCCATCTTGCCAGGCACTAATTATGATGAAACAATTGATATTTGCGTAGCAATTGACATGTCAGGTTCTATTGGTGACGAACAAGCTAAAGACTTCTTGTCAGAAATTAAAGGCATTATGGAAGAGTATAAAGAGTTTAAAATTAAACTTTGGTGCTTTGACACTAGCATTTATAATGAAGCAGACTTTGACGGTTACAACATGGACGAGTTTATGGACTATGAACCCATGGGCGGTGGCGGCACAGACTTTGATGTTAACTACGAGTACATGAAAGAAAATAATATCACTCCTAAAAAGTTTATCATGTTTACAGACGGTTACCCATACGGCTCATGGGGTGATGAAAATTACTGCGATAGCTTGTTTATTATCCACGGTAATAATACTATTGTTCCTCCATGGGGCGAACACGCATATTACGAAGAAGCAAAGGTGTCTGCGTAATGGCGTTAAAGAACGGCAAGCCAAATCCGCTTAATTATTTTGGAATACGGAGGGCAGAATTTGCCGCTCCGCATTTCAAATATACAACTATAGAAAAATACAATCCAGTACTACTTAAAAATTTAGATACGTGGATCAAACACAATCTCAACAGTAGATATTTTATAGGGCAAGGATTAGCCCTTGATAATACCAACACTATCGTGTATACTACACGCATAGGCTTTGAAAGTGAAAAAGAGTTAAGTTTTTTCACAATTGCCTGTCCGCATTTACAAACGAGATAAATTAATAGCATACTTTAATTAAGGAGATACCATGACTGATAAAGTTGAAAAAGAAGAAGCACAAGTTCCAGACACTCAAAAATCTGACGCAAACGAACTAACTATTAACGATTTAAATGCGATGAAAGTTATCATCGATATCGCTAGCTCACGCGGCGCATTTAAACCAAACGAAATGACTGTTGTAGGCCAAACTTACACAAAATTATCGACATTTTTAGAGTCAGTAGCAAAACAAGCAGACGCGGCTAAAACAGGAGCATAATTATGCAATCACTAAAACACGTAGGCAGAATTAAAGGTTCAAACAAGAAAGTTCTTGTTGCGTACCGTACACTGCCTGGAGACGCTTATAGCTGTCTTGTAGTACCAACAGAAAATTTGCCAGACGAATTACATAACGCAATTATTAATTTGGTAGAAAGTTCTACAGCACAAGAAGCATATGAATTTGCCGAAGCACTAGATAGAACTCAATTTCCAGATGGTAGCCGTATGTTACCACATTTACATGTATCTGGCAGATTAGTCAAAGTCGGTACTGAACAAGTTGAAATGACTCCATCTGTTAACGCATCAATTTTATTGTCTGAACTCAATCAAATAATTGCCGAACAACGTGGAATTGCTGTTGACGACTTGCACATTAGACCTGGAAGCAACGACAAATCTGAAGTAGTAGAAGTTGCTCAAGTTAATACATTGCCTTCGAAGAGTGACGATGCTAGTAAAACTACATCAGCAAGCGTAAATGAAACAGCGCCTGAAGTTACCTCTTTTGATAACGCAGAAGCTGAAGCAAAACACTATCGCAGTCAAGCAGATAAATTGGCAAAACAAGCTGCCGAGTTTCGTAGAAAAGCCGAAGAATTATCACCGACAGCAAAGCGATCAACGACTAAATGATTGCTAAGGGAAGGATACTTCCCAAGGAAGTCATTGAGTGTTGGCCAGAAGTATTTGGAGAGGTAAAACTCCGTGTATTACCCCTTAGGTATCTCCATGCTGTATTGATCACATTTAAAGATGGTAAGACTTGGGAAATAAAAGTAACACCGATAACTCAACGTAAAGGTTGGGACTCTTTTGAAGAGTCCCTATCTGAACTTTTTAAAACATATGAACGTAGGATTGTCGATGTCGATTTTAAACTTGATACAGATCGAATCAAGAAAGATATCGAAAAAGGCACCCAACGATTTTTAAAGAAAAGAAAATTATAAATGAATGTTAAACTATTATCATATAGTCAACCAACAGGCGAATTTAGAGACATGGGTATCGCAGATGCGCAAGAACTTATTGCGTATTGCGCCCGTGTCAGCAACCCAAGCAATCAACTTAACACTGAAACATCAGACAAGCTCATCAGATATTTGGTTAAACACCAACACTGGAGCCCACTCGAAATGGTCAGTGCCTGTATCGAAATCACAACAACAAGAGACATCGCACGACAAATCTTGCGACACAGAAGTTTTAGTTTCCAAGAGTTCTCTCAACGCTATGCTGACCCAACTAAAGACATGGCGTTTGTTACAAGAGAAGCTAGACTTCAAGATACAAAAAACAGACAGAACAGTATCAGCACAGATGATACAGAGCTACAAGCATGGTGGGATGCTAAACAAAAAGTTATTATCGACCAAGCACAATCTATCTATTCCGAAGCTATCGCTAAGGGCATAGCCAAAGAACAAGCTCGTGCTGTATTGCCAGAAGGTCTTACAGAAAGTCGATTATATATGAATGGTACTCTACGTAGCTGGATTCACTTTATTGAATTACGTAGTGCTAATGGCACACAACTAGAACATCAAGAAGTGGCCATTGCGTGTGCTAAAGTTATTGCTGAAATTTTTCCAATGACATCTGATCTTTTAGCCAAGTAAAATCATTTATCTTACACAATGCCTCCTTATCGGAGGCATTTTTTTGTCCGTACGTTTTGCCAGCGAGTGCGCCTAAATAGGCATAATACCCGTAAGGTACTGCATCGTTAATAGTACACCACACATTTAGTCTAGACAAAGATTCTTCATTGTTAGTTACTGCTAGTTTACAACATTCTCTAAAGGCACTGCGCCATGTACTAAATGGATCTGTGTTAAACGCTGTGATGTTACTAACTTCTTCCATGGCTTTAAATCTGGAACTGATGTTCATAGTCATATCTGTACTAGTAACATCCATATCAATAGTTAACTTTTTTGGCAATAGCTTAACACCGCCGTAGCCGTATTCTAATCCATTTATAGGATTACGACTACGCCAGACGTGTACAATATCATGTTCTTCTTTTGTTAACTCGTAATTAAAATTAAATGTATCTAGTACAATAGCATCGGCATCTACTACCCAAAACATAGGACTAAAACTACGCTTGGCGGCGGCAATGTGTGCTTGGTGTATACCAGTAACTCCGCTAACATGTTTCACTAAAGGAAAACGTTCTTTTAAACGAGAAAAATTTTCAACGGCGTTTGGTTCGTTATAAGAAATAAAAATAATGTCAAACACGATTGCGTATTATCCTTGGAGTATTATGGTAAACTCGTTTAAATAATCGACTACCAACTGAATCATAATTTGCTACTTCAAGTTTACATTTATCTCGAAGTTCATTACCATAAAAATTAATTTGTTTTGTTTTTTCTTCTTCAGTAGCGTTTTCGTAATGTTCATTCCAGTATTTGGTCAGCCATTCAAAATCACGCACATTAGCATAATCCCAGTCTGTACAATTGGTTAGTGCGGCGCCTTCTCTAGCACCTAGTATACTATAAATTCCATTTTCTACATCGGCCCCTACACTACACCAAATTAATAACCTATCGTAATTTTGCCACCATATTTTTTGTAAGCTGTCTACCTTAGTTCCTTGGTCTAATGACATTTTAACACCTTCACGGAATCCTGCTCTCCATGCTTGGAACGGACTAGCAGTTACAATACTTTTGCTGTAGTTGTCATTGAACTGATAGTATCGGTCATCAAAACAAAACTCTACTTTGCCCTTTTCGTCTGTAGGATCTGAATTTTCATGTGTTCGCATTTCGTTAACAAACTTACGTGTCCATAACTTTAATCCGCCGTTGCCGTACATAAGTCCATTAACCGCAACTCTACCACACCAACTAAAGACATTCTCGCTAGTAAGTCCAAGAGCATCTAAATCAATCTCTACTTCTAAGAATTTTGGATCAACTATGTTATCAGCATCTACCGTAACAAAATACTCTGTGTCACTTACTGCGGCGCAGGCTTTATGTGCGGCGTCACTGCCTTTAACACCGTGTACACGTTTAGCCCAGGGCACCTTTGCTAATAAGTCAGCATAATTTTTTTCTGCGTTTGGCTCATCGTAACTTAAAAATACAATGTCCTGTTCAATAATTTTTATAATATTACTCATGTATAACCCTTAATCCATATGTTTTAAAAACTAACTTTGAAGATATTGATACTTTATCTGACTGTTGTTCAAAATTTGTTGTAAACGGAACTGATAATTTTTCTGAAGACATTAAATCAATTGTTTCAACAAATATAGTTCTAACTAAAAAATCAAAATCCGTTTCTAATGTAACAAAGAATACCAGCTTAGGTACTAGTAAACTATCACTATAAACTACTTTAATAGATGGGCTTAAACTAAAATCCCAGCATCTATCCTTACCATTCCATACTACCTGACATTCAGCTTTGTCGTTAGTTTCTGTTATCCATTCAAAAAGACTGTTTTTAAAAACATAACCTTGATCAGTATTTGGAATTATTGCTAGTTTTAACGTACCATCTAATTGTCGTTTATAGCTAACAACATAGTCTTTCATAGACCACGAACCGTCTATTAATTTTTCCACTTCATCAAAAGTAGTTTCAATGCCGTAATCATACCTATCATCTTTCTCATTGCCGACTGAAATTAATGCGCCAGTCTTTCTATCGTAATAGACATAGTATTTAGGCGTTAGATCAAGCGGTTTCTTTTTTGCCATTTACTATTCCTTCTAACCGTGTTATTATTTTTTTTGATAAGAAACTTTTTTCAACATAGTGAAATAATTTTGGTTGTTTGATATTGCCAACTACTAGCTCGCCGCGGCTATTTAATAAAAACGGTACAGCATCTTGCCAACTAGAATGTATCATATCCCAGCCTTGTATACTAGTCTTCATATGTACAAACTCCATAGGATTAACTGCGTCCATGACGCTATCATATTGCCCGGTAATTTCAACGGCAATTGCTGTAGCTAGATCCATGCTTAACCAATCTTGGTACCACACACTAGCAAATTTATTATAAGACCATTCCCAGTTATTACACACAAATTCTAATGTTTTATAAAACTCAAATGCTTTAGTTGATTTTTTAAAATAATGACACGCAAAGTACGGACTAGTTAATTTGTTTTCAAGGAATACTCGACGATGTATTATGTCTTGCTTAACTACTTCAAGTTTATGATTTTTAATTCTGTTACAAAATTTAATATCGTGGTCTTTTAAATAATCCCACCAGTTACTGATATCATCTAAAAATAACATATCTGCATCAAGTACGATTGTTTCTTCGTATGGACTTACGTGAATAAATTTCCAGCGATGTTCCGCTTTATACTTAGATTCTACAACTTCAGTCGACCATGGGATTGGAATTATATTGTCAAACGCATACTGATATTTTTTAGGTACTTTATCGTTAGTTATAATACTAACAGATGTGACAGTTGTTTGACTATGTTTAATGCTTAAAGCCAAAGCGTATGCCTGTTGAACATAGTTACATGATTTGCTATTTTCCGCAAAAATTAAAAATCCTTTAGACACCGTAACCTCCATCAATAGCACGGGCTAGACTTGCTTTATTCATAACATGTACATCTATGCCTGTCGTTTTTGCGGCAATATATTCGCCGCGGCGCCCTTCTTTTTCTATTAAAAATTTCATGCTAGTATCAACATGCTCGACTAATATATCTCTATCTAAAATATAAGTCATTGTACCAGGAAGATCAACAGCAAAGCCTCCGTTAATTTTATTATTCATTAAATGTATTGCAATACTAAATGCGTAATCATTTCTAAACGTAATTGTATCTATTCCGTACAACATTCTGAAATATAACCAATTTACCTTAACATACGATACCAAATCAAATAATGCTTGTGTAACTAGATTTTTTTCAAATATAAAAACAGTTGCCCAATAAAAAGGAATACTGTAAGAATTTAATCTATTAAAACTGCTAGTATCACGCCAATTAGCTAAGTCCATACTTTTACGATAAATCTGAAACGGAGTGTCTCTTTCAAAAGCAAGACTCAGGACATCTGAATTAAGAATATAGTCGCTATCTAATACTAGGGTTTTATCATACGGAGTGATGTCAAACGCACGAAAGCGAGATAAATTTTTCCACTCTAAACTTTTAAAGTCTAGACTGCCATCGTAAAATAATTTATGATTTGTAGATTCTGTCGTAATATCAATAATTTGATCAAACGGATGATCTGGATACATTTTTAATAGCCAGTCTTTGCTGTCAGTTGCTATACTAACTGGAATATTTAAGAAATGTTTTACACGTTCTGCGGCATATACTGCTAGCTTGACATAGTCAACACTTGCATTATTATGGGCGAAGATTAGTGCGCCATTTGTCATAGTGCTACAATGTCTTCGATTTTGCGCTGACTTGCTAAGTGTGCGAACTTAACTGAGTACTCGTTGATAGAATTCATGTACAACAGTAGAATTTTATCAAAAAATTCCTGTACATCAACTATTACAATTGGAAACTCATTAACATCAATGAATGGCACATCGTGCGTATAACCTAAGTCTAGAACAGATTTAGTAAAGTTAACTAATTCTGGGCCTATCTTAAACGTGCCGCCGTTTTCATAGTAGACTAATTTTTGATTAAATTCTTCTAGTACTATTCTTCGTTGATTTGCTAGTGTTGCCATTCGATTAGCAATAGCAAATGCTTTTTCAATTCTTTCGTCCATAAGATAACTCCGTAATGTACATAGTACACTACAATAGTTATCTTGTCAAGACCTTTGAAAGGATATTTTAGGCTATGCCAGTTGAACTAGCACTTGGAATTGGGCGGGAAACATTTGTGCCGGATGCGCGATAAACTTGTACATCACTAGTTAATGTGCCGTCTACGTTTTCGTCAATACCAAACCCCGGGTCTGGGTAACTTGGCGGAGCAGGGCTGTCGTCGCCCCAATGAATTGTAAGATATAAAATACGTCTATCGCTAGTGCTATTTACTCTAGCATAGATATAGTATTTGTTAGGAGCATACGCACCAGAGGGCGCATCCTTTTCAAAAATTAACTCATCGCTTGTACCAATTTCGTAAAAACCATTACTAGATAAGTAATCACCTGTGCCTGTACAAGAAACGCCAGTATAATTAAATTTGATAGTACCCATGTTAGACAATATAGTTGTCCATGTGATATTTTTATTACCAGCGGAGCCGCCACTACGGGTAGAACTAAATTCAATTTGGCCGCCGCTATTAAAGAAATATCGAGCTTCGTCGGCAGTAGTCCAAGTAACAACTACTGTTTGACGAATTGTTCCGTTCCACGCTGTTGTTCTGACTTGTTGACTAACAAGATTTGCTAAAGTTGCTTGGCTAGCAGGCGGTGGCGCAGTAAGTCGATTAGTTTCGCAATCATCAGCCATTAATGCATAAGCGTTTCGCCACGATTCTTTAACTTGTTTTGCTTGAGTTGGTTGCGGTAAATTTGTACCTGCAACATATCCTACATCTTCAGGTGCTGAAGAACCAATTGTTACACCGGTTTGATGTTGGCGGCAACGTATAATATCGTCGCGTAGATTATTCCATTGATTTACGGTAATTTTATCGTACTGGCCAACTTGACTGCTGGCAAGGGTTTGCCCGTATCCTGTAGTGCCCGAACCTGATCCCATAATAGTAGCAATTTTTGATTGAATTGTATTATAATCACTTGCTATAATTAATGTATTTTGGCCTGCCATTTAATGTATCCTTATTTTACTCGAAATATTTATACATTAAAGTATAACACATTCTACGAGTTTGACGCCAGTGTCGCTACTTGACTCTAGTGCGATAGCAAATACACCGCTAGAATGTGGAATTGCTGGTACTGCGTATCCATCATTTGAAGCAATTAACTCATCACCTTTTTTAACACTTCCAATAACTTTAACTGGGATGCGTCCTTTTAGTGCTACTACTGTACCACCTTCTAAGTCTTTATTCATTAAGTATGCTGGACTTGCGCTAACTGCTCCTAGAGCACGTTTGCCCCATTTGCTAGCAGTAACTTCTTTATCTCCGCCAACCATTAGTACAGTTCCAACATCATATTCAGCATCAGCCAAATACATTTCTGCCAAGTCAGCATAATTGGCAGCAAGTGCTGTACCAATAAAATACGTTGCTCTTAATGAACCAGCGCCAGTTAATCCGCCTGGGTATCCACCGCTTGCTGGATCTGTGCTTCCTGTTCTAACAGCAATAGTGCCACTACTGGCCGCTGAACTTGCTGTTCTATAATCGTCTGCGGCTACATATAACGAATCTGATTTAGTTGCCGTTCCAGAAAAAGTTACAGCATTAATAGTTTTAAATCTATAAGATCCAGATCCAATGTCTGTAGAATTGTCAGCACCTGGAATAATGTTATTACCAACTAGCTGTAGTGGAGTATTTTTAGTTTCATCTAAAGCAGTTGTTTGGAATTTAATAGTATCGCCAATATCATTTAATACTGTAGGTTTAGATTGAGCGCCAATAAACACTCGAAGTACATGAGCTTCGCCTACTCTAAAACCAGAGTTTGAAAAATCAACTGTTGTATCAAAAATTGCGCTGCCTTTTTGTACAAAGTCTGCGGCGGCAATTCCACCTAAACGTTCTGCGTTAGTAGCTGTTCCCCAAAAACGGTCATCGGATGATGTAATTCCAGTACTAGCACCAGTAGTAGTTGTGTATGCTAGTGTAATACCTTTCTGGATTATTGAAAAACCAGTAATAGCATTTGTATTAGGATCTAATGTAAATGTTCCGTCTGCGCTAACAATAAACTTGGTATCACCATCAACTACTGATTCGATAATAGCATGTGTAGCGCCAAGTGTATCACGTACACTACGTGAACGCATTTGTGTAGTTTGACTGCCTGCAACGCCTTGCGGACCAACTAGAACATAAGTTGCGCCATCCCAAGTATATAATTGTTTATTTGTAGTGTCCCACCAAAAATCACCAATTGTTAATCCTGTAGGAGCAGATGTACCAACTTCTGCGCCACCTGTTGTGCGAAATTTTGCGCCATCATAAAATTTTAATTTGCTATTGCCACTATCGTACCATAACTGGCCGCCCAAAGGTTTAGGTGGCTGTGTGGTATTTGCAAAGTTTTCTAGCAAATACAAAAAGTTTTCGTTTTGGACTTCTCCGTAGCCGGCGTAGTTTTTACCGATTAATTTTAAATCAGTAGTGCTGTCAATGGTGCCATCAGCAACTGTGGCTATTACTTGTCCGTTATATCTATTAATAGTATATGGCATTTCGCTCGTTCCTTATTCTTTGTATTTATGCTATTTTGGTTAGTTAAATATCGCCCTGGTAAGACCAGTTAGGATAAACTCGTTTAAATTCTAAAAATCTTGCTACATCCGGGCAATATACTCGTAATAGGGTGTTTTCTTCGTGTTCGCCAATTTGAAAGATTTTGTTTAGTATAGTAGACGCAAAAGTAGACTCTGATAAAACTCCAAGATCTGCTGTGAATCCAAGAGGTGCGTTGCCAACTTTCCAATCAACGTATGCAATAGGAGCGGCATCTGTGTCATTTAAAGTTGTTGTCGGAGCATTGTCGCTATCAACTTCGTACAGTAAATTTGTAATTTTA